CAGTTAGCATGGGGAAGCAAATGGCCTTGAGATCCCCAAAAACTTCAGGGGAGGTAAGCGAGCCTTTTGCCTTCGGGTCGCTCATTTTCTCGACGCAGTCGATGCCGTCAGCTAGCAGAGCCGAAACTAACAGACTGGTCGCGCTCTCATTTGTACCCTTGGCCTTCTCCAGTTTATCAGCGGCCGTGCTGTAAGTTGACATGGAGGTAGCAGTTGCCTCTGAGAGGACTTTTAGTTTGAACGTAGTCATAATATTTTCCTTTTGGTGGTAGGGAAGACCCCTACCGAGCCATCTCGGGTAGGACAGCTTTCCCCCCTTGACGCAGTCATTATAACATATTATGAGGAACCATAGGGTAGGGACGACCCCTACCGCCCCCCCATGCCCCGCTATGTGGACTGGGACTCCGCCAGTGATATGTAATACCAATACAGCCAAATAAATTACACTTCTCTGTACCAAGTAGGGAACGGCCTCACTACAGGAATGGCCCCCCCTACAAATTAGAAAGGCTTGTCAAAAAAATTTTTTTCTGGTATATATGCACCTCCGGTGAATAACCTGCGATCAGTAAATGACTTTACCTTTAAAAACCGACTATAAAGACGGGTTAACGCTTAATGCGGAGCCTTTAGTACATATAGTTGATAATTTTATAACCACCGAAGAGACATTAGAACTTCTAATGTGTGGGGCTTCTGAGCTACAAGAATCCGTTGTACTATCTCCAAACTCTAAAGTTTCTGCCAGCAAAGGAGTTACTAGCGAGCACCGTTCTGGTAGACATGCATGGGTAAGGACTAACCATAATGACGTTATTAAAAAATTATCTACGCGTATAGCTAACTTAGTTGACGTACCCCTAAACAATGCTGGGGCATCTATGCAACTGCTGCACTATTACGTAGGCCAACAGTATAAACCGCACTTTGACTCATGGGACGAAACCACAGAGAGAGGTAAATCCTGTTTAAAAGAAAGCGGGCAACGTGTGTTAACGTGTTTGTTCTACTTAAATGACGTAGGAGAAGGAGGCGGAACTTCTTTCCCTAATTTAAACTTAGAAGTGGAGGCTAAAAAAGGAAGATTACTTTTGTTTCACAACTGTTACCCTAATACTTTTAATAGACACCCCAAAAGCAAACACTCAGGAATGCCTGTTATAAAAGGACATAAATGGGCTGGTACTCTTTGGTTTTCCTATAGGGACGATCAGTAAATGACTTTATCCCTAGAACCAGAGCTAGGTGTTCCTTTATCTAAGGGAGCGCGTAAGCTAGATTTAAAAAAACGAGCCGAAGCTGCGGCTAATACCGCACTTGATTTGGCAGAGCACGGCCTAGATTTGTTCCCTAACAAAGAAGATAAGGATGTAGCGGCCAAGCTATCCTCTTCTTATGCTTCTGACCCCGCTAAAACATCTAAAACCGCCAGTGCTGTTCGCATGTCTACCCTGACCCCTGCCTCTATAGTGCTGACTAATAGCATACTCAGTGAATTTGGCCGCTCTGTTGTGGAGTCTTCGGTACAGATTAGGCACTTAGTAACTAACAAGCTGCTATTAGAGACAGAAAACCCTGACCCCCGCACAAGAATCCGTGCCTTGGAGCTGTTAGGTAAGATTTCAGACGTAGGATTGTTTGCTGAGAAGTCAGAGATAACGATTACGCACCAGTCTACTGACGATCTGAAGAGCAAACTACGTAGAAAACTAGAAAAGCTAGTCCCTGTAGAGGAAGAAGCCGAGGATGCAGTAGTCCTAGACGGCGAAGCTATAGATTTAGAAGAAGAATTAGGATTGGATGACGGGTTCTATGACGATGAGTGAGGCCGTTCCCGACTTTACCGAAGAAGATGTCCAGAAGATGTTGGATAATCTAGACTCTTTCTCTGATGACGAGGTAAAAGAGATAGACAGACTCGTAGATGAGCTGTCCGCACGTAGGCAAAACCAGCTAGCGTACGATGATCTGATAGATTTTTGCAAAGCAATGATGCCGGACTTCATTGTAGGTAGACACCACCGCATTTTGGCGGATATGTTGATGGGAATTGAGCGTGGAGACAAGGATAGGGTCTGTGTAAACATCCCACCGCGTCATGGTAAGTCTCAACTTGTGTCTATTTTTTATCCAGCGTGGTTTTTGGGGCGTAATCCGAACAAAAAGGTGATGATGGTGTCGCACACCACCGACCTTGCAGTAGATTTTGGCCGTAAAGTGCGTAACTTGATTGCCACCCCCGAATACCAGTCTATATTCCCTACTGTAAAGCTAGCAGTTGACTCTAAATCAGCAGGTAGGTGGAATACAAACGCAGGTGGGGAGTATTACGCCTGTGGTGTAGGTTCAGCACTAGCAGGACGTGGTGCAGACTTACTGCTTATTGACGATCCTCACTCTGAGCAAGATGTTATTAGTGGTAACTTCTCAGTGTTTGAGAAAGCCTACGAATGGTACACATTTGGTGCTCGTACACGACTAATGCCGGGGGGTAGGGTAGCTATTATTCAGACTCGTTGGCATATGGACGATCTAACAGGCCGCGCAGTAAAGGATATGGCTCAGAACGAGCGAGCTGACCAGTTTGAGGTTATTGAGTTCCCCGCTATACTAGAACTTGAGGACGAAGATACAGGCGAGATAATAGAAAAGCCCCTGTGGCCTGAGTTCTTTGACTTAGAGGCGCTGTTACGTACTAAAGCATCCATGCCTACGTTCCAGTGGAATGCCCAGTATCAGCAACAACCCACCGCCGAAGAAGCATCCATAGTAAAAAGGGAGTGGTGGAATTGGTGGGGGGAGGAGAACCCGCCATCTTGTGAGTACATAATCATGTCGTTGGACTCAGCGGCAGAGAAGCACAACCGAGCGGATTACACTGCGCTGACTACATGGGGGGTGTTTTATAATGAGGAGGATAGCGCGTATAATATCATCTTGCTCAATAGTATTAAGCAGCGCATAGAGTTTCACGAGCTGAAAGAGTTAGCAATGCAAGAGTATGCTGATTGGGAGCCAGACTCGTTTATAGTGGAGAAAAAGAGTTCAGGTGTTGCGTTATACCAAGAAATGAGGAGAATGGGCCTACCAGTGTCCGAATACACCCCACACAGAGGTTCTGGTGATAAACTAGCGCGTTTAAACGCAGTATCTGATATTGTAGCGTCTGGACTGTGTTGGGTTCCACAAACTCGATGGGCTGAAGAAGTCGTAGAAGAGATAGCTGGATTCCCATTTATGAGTAATGATGACTTAGTGGACTCGACTGTAATGGCGCTAATGCGTTTTAGGCAGGGCGGGTTTATACGACTACCTAGCGATGAATTAGAAGAACAACGATATTTCAAGCGGCGTGGAAATGGGTTTTATTAAGAGGCTAGATTATGGCAATTGAAAAAGGTTTATACGCTGCTCCTGAAGGACTAGACGCAGAACTAGACGAAGAGGCAGAAGAAGGCGAGCTAATGGAAGCTGGCTTAGAGATCGAGATTGTCGATCCTGAGATGGTAACTCTGTCTGACGGTAGCGTAGAGATCACGTTGATTCCTGAAGGCAACTCTCTAGACATGATGGCCTTTGATAGCAACCTTGCCGAAGAATTAGATGAAGACTATCTAGCTATACTAGCAGATGATCTTATAGAGTTAGTAGACTCAGACGTAGATAGCCGAAAAGATTGGGCTGACACATACGTAAAGGGTCTAGATATCATAGGATTTAAGTACGAAGAGCGTACAAACCCTTGGGAAGGCGCTTGTGGTGTACATTCTACTGTTTTAGCAGAAGCAGCCATTCGTTTTCAAGCAGAGACAATGAGTGAGACTTTCCCCGCAGCAGGGCCAGTTCGTGTAAAAGTTCTAGGTTCCGAGACTAGAGAGAAAGATGAAGCGGCAGAACGGGTAAAAGCCGACATGAATTACCAGCTCACCGAGAACATGGTTGAGTACCGCCCAGAACATGAGCGTATGCTATATAGCCTAGGACTGGCAGGATCGGCGTTTAAGAAGGTTTACTTCGATCCTAACCTAGGTAGACAGACCGCTATCTATATCCCCGCAGAAGACGTTATCGTGCCTTACGGCTGCTCTAATATAGAGTCTGCCGAACGTGTTACACATATCATGCGTAAGACTAAGAATGACCTACGCAAGCTACAGGTAAATGGGTTTTATCGTGATATAGACCTAGGCGAACCCCAAACGTTCCATACTGACATTGAAGAGAAGAAAGCCGAAGATGGCGGGTTCTCTCTTACTGACGATGATCGCTATGCTATGTACGAGATTCATGCAGACCTTGTTATTGAAGGTGTAGATGATGAAGACGATATAGCCAAGCCTTACGTGGTTACAATAGAGCGCGGTAGCAACGAGATACTCGCTATCCGCCGTAACTGGAACGAGGATGACATGCTGACATTGAAGCGTCAGCACTTTGTACATTACGTATATGTCCCCGGATTTGGCTTCTACGGCCTTGGACTGATACACATTATAGGTGGGTACGCTAGAGCGGGAACATCGCTTATACGGCAATTGGTGGACGCTGGTACCCTATCTAACCTTCCGGGGGGTCTAAAATCCCGTGGACTACGCATTAAAGGCGATGATTCTCCGATAGAGCCGGGGGAATGGAAGGATGTAGATGTACCATCCGGTAGCATCCGCGAGAACATAATGCCCCTTCCTTACAAGGAACCTAGCCAAACTCTGCTAGCGTTGCTTGATCAGATTACTAAGGAAGGTCGTCGTTTAGGCGCTATTAGTGATATGAACATATCTGACATGTCAGCTAATGCTCCAGTAGGTACTACCCTAGCGTTGCTAGAACGTACGTTGAAGCCTATGGCAGCAGTACAGGCGCGTGTTCACTATGCTATGAAGCAAGAGTTTAAGATGCTCAAAGCTATCATGGCTGAGTATGCACCCGCTGAGTACGATTATCAGCCTCTTAGAGGCGAAATGTCAGCACGGCAGTCAGACTATAGATTAGTAGACGTTATTCCTGTAAGTGACCCTAACAGCTCTACAATGGCACAGCGAGTGGTACAGTATCAAGCTGTGTTACAGATGGCACAACAAGCCCCGCAGATTTATGACCTGCCGCAACTACACCGTCAGATGATTGATGTCTTAGGCATTAAGAACGCTGATAAGTTAGTCCCAGTGAAAGATGATATAAAGCCAAGCGATCCTGTAAGCGAGAACATGAATGCGCTAACAGGTACCCCCATAAAAGCCTTTATCTATCAAGACCACGAGGCCCATATGGCAACGCATGAATCGTTCATTAAAGACCCGATGATCGCTCAAACTATCGGACAGAACCCTCAAGCTCAACAAATCATGGCTGCGCTTCAAGCGCACATTGCAGAACACCTTGGGTTCAAGTACCGCAAGCAGATGGAAGAGAAGTTAGGCGCACCATTACCAGCACCTAATGAAGAGATGTCTGAAGATATGGAAGTTCAGTTGGCTAGAGTTATGGCCGATGCGGGTAAGCAAGTTACTCAGCAGAACCAACAAGAAGCAGCACAGAAGAAAGCGCAAGAACAACAGCAAGACCCAGCGTTCCAGTTGCAGCAAGCGGAGCTACAGGTTAAGCAGCAAGAAGTACAACGTAAGGCTCAGAAAGATCAAGCCGATATGCAGGTTAAACAAGCGGAATTACAGCTCAAAGCTCAGAAGAATCAAGGTGATTTGCAGATAGATGCAGCTAAACTTGAGTTGGATAAGCAGGAGCTGCAAATAGATGCCCAGAAAGCGGGCGCTAAACTAGCTGCGGATAGAAGAACAGCTAACACTAAACTTGACCTTGATTTAATGAAAGAGGTCAAAAGCAAACCAAAAGGATAAAATATGTCTACTACCGTCTTTGACGTGCTAAGAAGTAAAATCGAAGCCGATATGTCTTCAGCAACAGAATTTCTAGGTAATGGAGGAGCTAAAGACTTCGCTCAGTACAAAGAAATAACAGGAATGCTACGAGGTCTCATCTCCTGTTTGAACCATGTTAACGATCTCTCGCGCAACTATTTGGATGATGATGACAATGACTGATTTAAGCAATGCTGTAGAAGAAATAACGGAAGAAGAGTTAGAGAATCAACTACCGACTCCCGTAGGCTATAGAGTATTAATAGCCATGCCAGAAGTAGAAGACACGTACGGCGATAGTGGGATTATTAAATCTAACAGAGAAGTTCAGTTAGATACGGTTATGTCTACTATTGGACTTGTACTGGATATGGGCAAACAAGCCTATTCAGATGAAGACCGTTTCCCTACTGGCCCTTGGTGTAAGCAAGGAGACTATGTAATGTTTCGTATGAACACAGGTACACGGTTTAAAGTAAATGGGGTTGAGTATCGTTTAATGAACGATGACTCAATTGAAGCGGTAGTAAGCGATCCTCGTGGCGTAACACGAGTGTAAGGAGTAGCAAATGGCTTTTCAAAAAGTTGAGTTTAATTTTCCTGATGACGAGGAAAGTAGTAACGATATAGAAATAGAGTCCAGTGAAGCGGTAGAAATAGACCTATCTGGTAAAAAAGAAGAAAAAGACTATAAGGAAAAAGAAAATGAATATGAAGTTGAGATTGTTGACGATGTACCGAAGTCTGACCGTAACCGTAAACCTTCTTCTCCTCCAAATGAGGTTACAGATGAAGAGTTGGAAGATTACTCTGAAAAAGTTCGTAACCGAATCAAACATTTCAGCAAAGGCTACCACGACGAAAGACGCGCCAAAGAAGCGTCCCAACGCCAAAGCCAAGAATTAGAGAGTTTTGCTAAAAATCTTGTTGAAGAAAATAACAAGTTAAAAGGTACGGTTGATAAAAATCAAGAAGTGTTACTAGAACAGGCTAAAAGAACTGCTGCTGGCGAAATGTTGTTAGCAAAACGTTCTTATAAACAAGCCTATGAAGCTGGCGATGCTGATAAACTGCTTGAAGCCCAAGAAAAAATGAATGTTGCGGGTATAAAAGCAGACAAACTTGAGAATTTCCAACCCTCTTCTTTACAAACGCAAGACGATGAGGTACAAATACCTCAACGAAATGTAACTCAACAGCCAGAAGTAGATGAAAAAGCATCAAACTGGGCCAAAGAAAACCCTTGGTTTGGTGATGACAAAGAAATGACTGGTTACGCTATGGGGTTACATGAGAAACTTGTTACAGAAGAAGGTATAGATCCTTCTAGTGACGAATACTACGAGACTATAAATTCTCGTATGCAGAAGCTGTTCCCTAACAATTTTGAAGGGGAAGCAGAGGAGACTGGGTCTAAACGAAGGTCAAATGTGGTTGCCCCCGCTACGCGGAGCACAGCACCTAAGAAGGTGCGATTAACGCAAACACAGGTAGCTATCGCTAAAAAACTTGGGGTTCCATTGGAACTATACGCCAAAAAGGTTGCTGAAGAGATGAGGAAAATATAATGGCTGATAACAGAATTAATCGTGAGAACGTAACCCGTGAGAAAACGGCCCGTAAAAAAGCTTGGAAGAAGCCGGAGGTTTTACCTTCGCCGAATGACGAGCACGGCTATGCATTTCGTTGGATTCGTGTAAGCACGCAAGGTAATGTGGATGCCACAAATCTCTCGTCTAAATTGCGTGAAGGGTGGGAACCAGTAAAAGCATCGGATCATCCCGAAATAACTATGGTTACTATTGAACAGGAACGGTTTAAAGATAACGTAGTAATTGGAGGACTAATGCTGTGTAAGGCTCCAAAAGAACTGGCTGAAGAACGAAATGAGTACTATGAGTCTCAAAGTAAGGCGCAAATGCAGTCAGTTGATAACAGCTTCATGCGAGAAAATGATCCACGTATGCCGCTATTTAATGAGCGGAAATCGAAAGTTACCTTCGGTAAGGGAACTTAAACTAAATTTTTTATAGGTGAAATAAAATGGCAACTACAGCCGCTCCTTACGGGTTTGTTCCCGTACGTAAAGCTGACGGTACCCCTTATACGGGTGCTCGTGACGCTTTTCTTATTACTCCTGCTGGCGTAGCGCAAAATATTGGCTACGGTTCTCTTGTAGAGATCAATGCAGGTTATGTTCAACTAGCTTCTGGCACTGGCGCAGACGCAACTAATAACAACCTTGGTGGTAACGCTATCGGCGCACTAGGCGTGTTTGTTGGTTGTGAATACATCAATGCTGAAGGCCAATTGATATTTGCTCAGTTTTACCCTTCAGGCACTGCTAACGCTACTGCTTATGTTATAGTCGATTCTGGCGTAACTTTCCAAGTACAAGCTGATGGCGCTATTGCTCAGACTGCTCTTGGTCACAATGCTCCTTTGACTGGCGCACAGAATGCTACTACTTCTGTAAACACTGCTACTGGTAAGTCTAACATTGCACTCGACGCTACTACTGCGACTGCATCTAGAGCTTTTAAAGTAATCGGTTTTGTAACTAAAACTGGTTCTACCATTGGCGACGCTAGGACTGATGTCTTGGTTAAATTTAACCTACCGTACCACCAGTTTGGTACCGGAATTATAGGAGAATAACTAGATGGCTATTTCAAGAAGTCAATTACTAAAAGAGCTACTCCCCGGACTAAACGCATTGTTTGGCCTAGAGTACGCGAAATACGGCGAAGAGCATAAAGAGATTTTTGAGACTGAAACCTCTGATCGTTCTTTTGAAGAAGAAACCAAGCTGTCAGGCTTCGGTTCTGCACCTGTCAAGCGTGAAGGTTCATCAATCGAGTATGACAACGCGCAAGAAGCTTTCACTGCACGCTACACGCATGAAACTGTTGCTATGGGCTTTGCAATCACTGAAGAAGCGATTGAAGATAACTTGTATGACTCTCTGTCATCTCGTTACACCAAAGCACTAGCTCGTGGAATGGCTTACACTAAGCAAGTTAAAGGCGCTGATATTCTTAACAACGCTTTTGCTGCTGGCACTACTTACGGCGATGGACAAGTACTTTGTTCTGCTGCTCACCCACTGGTTAACGGCGGTGTTAACTCTAATCGTCCTGCGGTTGCAGCCGACCTTAACGAAACTTCTTTGGAAGCAGCTATCATTCAGATTGCTGGCTACACCGATGAGCGTGGTCTTTTGATCGCGGCCAAGCCTAAGAAGCTAGTTATCCCACCTTCCTTACAGTTTGTTGCAACTCGTTTGCTTGAGACTGAAGGCCGCGTAGGAACTGCGGACAACGACATTAACGCTATTATGAGCAATGGTGCCGTTCCACAGGGTTATGCAATTAACCATTACCTGACTGATACTGATGCATGGTTTATGATGACTGACGTACCTAATGGTTTGAAGCACTTCGTTCGTAGCCCAATGGCTACTTCTATGGACGCGGACTTCGACACTGGTAACAGCCGTTATAAGGCTCGTGAGCGTTACTCGTTCGGTGTATCTGATCCACTAGGTATCTACGGTTCCCCCGGCGCTTAATCGCGTAGTAACACGTTGTACTAAGGGGGCTTCGGCCCCCTTTTTTATTGTTGACGAAAAGCTATACACTGTGATATGTTCTATTATATCGGGAAACAATCCGGTGAATCTGACAGACCCGACTGACGACATGTAGACAGATTCTCCTTAACTCACATGTGAGAACTCTATAATGGCTAATACAACTTTTTCCGGCCCTATCCGCGCTGGTAACATCCGAAACACTATAGGCACAACTGTAGGCACTGACGTTGCTAACGTAGGCTACGTAGTTACGTGTCAAGACGCATCGCAAACCCTTGCGGGTGGCGCAGTTGCCGCCGCTGCAACAAACATAGTAATCCCCGCAAATTCCAAAATTGTTAACATTATTGTTGACATGACTACTGCCGCAAACACAACAACAAACATTAGTGTTGGTCAGGTTGGTGGTGGAGCTAATACGTTTATAAACGCATTGGCATCAGGTACTACTGTTGGCATTAAACCACTTGGTGTTTCTGGTGGTGGAACTTTAGCGTGGGGCAACACAGGCACTTCAGACTTACGTCTTAATATAACGGGTTCAGCGGCTACTAACGCAGGGTCTGTCCGTATTACTGTAATGTATGCACAGGCGTTTAACACTACAATCCAACCGTAAGGAGTAGATTATGTCTTTTTCTTCTGACATTCAATCGACATTTATTTCTGCGGCAGTAGCGAGTGCAGCGGCTATATCCATCGCTGCGGGGGTAGGCAACAATGCTGCGCTCACTTTGACCGCTAGTCCCTATGTTACGGATGCTGCTAGAAAGATTACTATCACCTCCGCTGGGGATGATGACGCTATTTCCTTTACTATTGTTGGGCTAGACCAGCTAGGAAATGCGGCTACAGAAAGTCTCGTAGGTGCTAATGCTAGTGCATCTACTAGTGTTGGGTATTGGACTTCTATTACCTCTATTACAGCAGTAGGCGATCCTGCGGGAAATGTAAGTGCAGGTACTTCTAACAGTGTAGCAGCCCCTATATTTGGTGGTAGATTACGATTACAGGGTTTGTATGCTGTTAATACAGGTACCGCAGGTATTATTACATTTAGAGAGACTAGCCCTACAGGCCGTGTTCGTATGCAGTTTGCTACAGTAGGCTCTGCTACTAGCTCTGAATATCCTG